GAGTGGAACGGAAAAGCCTTATCTAAAGGATCAGGTCAGATAAAAGGTTTTGAGAAAACAGTAAAAAATTTAGGGCGCACCCTTGGCGTAACTTTTAGCGCCGCCGCTCTTTTAAGTTACTCTAAAAAAGCCGTATCAGCTTATGGCGAGCAGATCGCAGAGGCTAAGCGCCTTGATACCGCTCTACGTAACTTAGGTTTCAATTTTGCTACCGCTGAGGCCGAGGGTTACATCGATGTCGTAGAAAAGGCCACCGGTGTAAATCGCGACGTACTCCAACCCTCATTCATCCAACTAGCTCAGGTAACTAGATCTACCACTATTGCTCAATCGATGCTCAACACCGCACTCGATGTAAGTGCCGGTACGGGTATGGATCTCGTATCAGCTACAAAAATCTTAAGTCAGGCATACGTAGGTAATCTAAAAGGTTTACGCCAATTAAATTTAGGTTTAACTCAGGCAGAGTTAGCGAGTAAGTCATATCTTGAGATAGAAAAACTTATCGCGACACAATACGCAGGCCAATCTAAAAACGCGGCAGACTCTTACGCAGGATCGATAGCTCGACTTAAGATCGCGGCAGAGCAGGCAAGCGAGCAGATCGGCGGAGCTCTTGTAACCTCTCTAGGTACATCCGCCGGCGGTATGGATAAACTGATCGATAAAGTCGATGGAGCGGCCGACTCTATCTCGGGTCTTATCACTAACACGGCATACCTAGCTAAAGAGCTTGGTAATTTATTTTCTAGTATTCCGGGTGCAGGTGTTTTAGAGGATGCCGGTAGAGCTCTTAAGAATTATCTCGGTAGATTTTCGATCGGTGCTTTACGTCGAAATGTAGATATAGTTTTAGGCCGTCAAGGTGGTTTCCCTCAGGGCTTACCTGCGGATCTTAAGAATTTCCAGAGCCAAACTGAGAAAACTAAGATGGACAAAGAGGCTCTTAAGCGCCAAAAAGAGCTCATTGCTCTACAGAAAAAAGCGCAGCTTGCTGAGAAAAATAAACTTTCGTTATCAAAGGCAGCAGCCGTGTTTGATACTAACCGTATCTCTATAGCTGCGGCTTTACGCGCTACCTACGACAAGGAAACGATCCTACGCCTCGAGGCCCTACAGGCTATTGAGGAGGATAACGGCGACCTAGCTCTCCGTAAGATCGGGGAGCTTGCAGCGTTGCAAAAAAATGCAGACATGGCCAAACTAGCCGGTATTACTCAGATCAGCGAGGCCACTCTTTCAGCTCTTAACACTCAGCTATTAACAGAGCTTAAAGGTATTAACGATAGCAAGATGGCAGAAAGCGAAAAGGAACGTTTACGCGATATCGCTTTTGGTAAATATAACGCAGCTATTACGGCAGCCGGTGAGTTAGCAGCTAAAGAAAGTTATAGCGAGCGCGTACAGATACAACTAACCGAGATCGCTCGCCTCGCCTCTTTAAGTAAAACTACTAACGCATCTTTAACTCTTACAAAACTCCGCGAGTCCGAGGAGCTCTCTATGATCGATCGCGTAGCAGCTGCTCAAAAGAAAGCGGACGAGGCTCGACTCAAGGCGCTACAAGATTATATAAACCTTTTAAGCAAGGTAGGAGCAGGAGCAGGTAGCTCGGGCTTAACTAATATTGGTGGCACTAATTTTGTAACCGGCCCGGTGATCTCTACTAAAGCTATTTTGGACACGGTAACGGCTACCGCGGCGGCCACTTCTTTACTAGGCAGCGATATCAGCGCTACAGAGTTTTACAATAGCCTTACGCCAAGTCAGCAAAACGACCTAGGCGGTTATAGCCCTACGATGAATTACGGCAGCGGATACCCTGCAACTTATAACATAAATATTAGCGCCGGAGTTATCGCGCAACAGGATGAATTTACCGTATTAGTCCAAGATACGATACAAGCACTTTACCGAGGCGGGGATCCAATTAGTACGGCCGGTGCACTATGACCGTCCCTACGATTAACGCGGTTATTAACTTTTCTACAGGACCGTCTTTTGCTCAGGCGATGATCCTTGGTACAGGCCAATTAGGTACAAACGTACTAGCAGACTCCGAGGCTTTAATCGTAGACGTATCTAATCAAGTAGACGGTATTACTACGATGAGAGGACGTAACGCTCAGGCGGACGTATTCCAAACAGGCACCCTAACTCTGCGTATCGTCGATCAAAATGGAGACTTTAATCCGCAAAATGCCGCAGGGCCTTACTACAGTTTACTTACCCCTATGCGTAAAGTGCAGATTACGGGTACGTACGCAGGTGTCGAGTATCCGATGTTTAGCGGCTTTATTACTAGCTATACAACTACTACCCCTAAAATGGCTACCGATGTAGTTTATACAACTATAACCGCCGTGGATGCTTTTAGACTTTTCCAAAATAGCCAAGTCTCGACCATTACTTTAGCCGATGCCGGTGACTTACCGGGCGAGCGCGTAAACGCTATCCTCGACGAGATTGCTTGGCCTCCATCTATGCGTGAGATCCAATACGGTACAACAATATTTCAGGCAGACCCGGGCAACCCTCGCACCGCTTTAGCTGCACTACAAACGGCAACCATCTCCGAGTACGGCGCTATTTATATTAACGCTCGAGGATCGGTAGAGCTCAAAGATCGAGCCTTTTGTATCGACTCTCAGGCTTTCCCGGTAACTCGCTTTAATGACGATGGCACCGATATAAATTACTTTAACGCCGTATGGCGCTTAGATGATACGCAGGTTTATAACTCGGCCTCTATTACCAAAATCGGCGGTACGGCTCAGATTGCGCAGGATCAGGACTCTATCGATGAGTACTTTGTGCACTCATATAACCAACAAAATCTAGTAATGGATACAGACCAAGCCGCACTCGATTACGCACGGGCTTACGTAGCAAGTCGTAAAGATACGCGTACTCGTTGCGATGCCGTAGAGCTTGATCTATATATGGACGATTATAACGATGGCATCCTTGCAGCTCTTAGCCTAGATTTTTTTGACCCGGTAGAGGTTACGACTAATCAGCCTGGTAACTCGACTCTGCAACAGACTTTACAAGTGTTTGGCGTAGTACACCGCGTTACACCTAACTCATGGAAAACGACATTTACAACACTAGAGCCGATTATCGACGGCTTTATATTAGACTCATCACTATATGGAGTGCTCGGTACCTCCGTATTGGCTTACTAAGGAGAATAATGACTACTAACTTTCCATTTGTTACAGGTGAGGTTTTAACAGCTGGGGATATGAACTCCCTGACAGCTTTTGATGTAACAGCCGATAAAACAGTAGATTACACGGCGGTTATTACAGATCAGTATCAGCAGCTTATACCTATGAATAAGGCTACACCTATTGCTTTCCAGATCCCCACTAATGCTTCTGTAGCTTTTCCTGTTGGTACGGTAATTAGCGTGCTAAATAAAGGTGTCGGTACTGTAACTATTTCAGCAGTTACAAGCGGCACTACTACCATACTTAGCGCTGGAGCTGTGGTTGCTTCTCCAACGCTTGCACAATATAAAACAGCTGCCTGTATTAAAACAGCCACAGATATTTGGTATGTAGTAGGAGCTATCGCATAATGCTTAATGTCATTACGGGCATTTTTGCCCCGTCTACACCAAATTTAATAACGGTAGATTATCTGGTTGTTGCTGGAGGTGCTTCGGGTGGATCCGCAAAAGGCGGAACCCCATCGGGTGCTGGTGGCGCGGGTGGATTGCGTTGTACAGTCACGGCAACGGGCGGTGGTGGCACTTTAGAGTCTGCTTTGACTTTATCTCCGGGAACAAATTACACAGTCACAATCGGTGCAGGTGGAGCGCAAGCACCAGCAATGACAGAAAATGGTTTGCCTGGTTCTAATTCTGTGTTTTCTACAATTACATCAACTGGTGGTGGTTACGGCGGAAAAGATAGTACGACTGGTGGATCAGGCGGTTCAGGCGGTGGTGGCTCATACACAGGCGGCGGCGGCGCGGGTACTGCTAATCAAGGTTACGCAGGTGGTGCAGGTAGCACTGGGGCAAATCAAGGTTCTGGTGGAGGTGGAGGTGCATCAGCTGTCGGTGGCGGTGGTACAAGCACAACAGGTGGCAATGGTGGTAACGGTGTAGCAACATCAATTACAGGCTCATCAGTAACATACGCAGGCGGTGGCGGCGGCGGTACTTATAACGGCGGTACGTCTGGCTCTGGTGGCACAGGCGGCGGCGGCGCGGGTGGGACTTTTGTTAACGGTACAAATGGCACAGCAAATCTTGGCGCTGGTGGTGGTGGCGCGGGAGGTACAAATGGCGTTCAATACTATGGTGGTCAAGGCGGTTCAGGCGTAGTTATTCTTAGATATCCAGACACTAGAACGATAACAATCGGTGCAGGTTTAACTGGAACAGAAAGTGCAGCTAGTGGCGGTTACAAGCGCGCGACAATTACAGCTGGCACTGGAAATGTGAGCTGGTCATAATGGCACATTACGCATTTTTAGATAATAATAATATTGTTACAGAGGTCATTGTAGGTATTGACGAAAACAAAACTATTGAAGCTTTACATCCTGAAATTTGGTATGGCAACTTTAGAAGCCAAACCTGTAAGCGAACTAGCTACAATGGCAACATACGATTTAATTACGCCGGTATCGGTATGACCTACGACGAAAACCGAGATGCTTTTATACATCCACAATGTCACGTTGAGGCAATTCTTAATGAAGTAAACTGTCAATGGGAGTGCTCTAATGCTGAGCATTTAGTCAATCATGGAGAGTAGTTATAACGGCTATCCCGCCTCAAAGGATCCGAATACCATAAAAATAAAGTCCTACCCTGTAAGGGGTACGGATCGTAAGCTAAGGTGCGCCGAGAGTGTTGGGCCTCTCTTGGCGGCCTTTGCTGCCGAGTTTCACGAGCTAATTGAGCCGATAGATGAGGGCACGTTTGACGATTGGGCATACGCCTATCGCATGGTACGAGGCAACCCTACAAAATTATCCTGCCACTCATCCGGCACGGCTATCGATCTAAACGCTACAAAGCATCCGCTCGGCAAGTACGACACTTTCCCGGCTGAGAAAATACCAATGATTAGAGCCCTCGCTAAAAAGTATGGCCTCAAGTGGGGCGGCGACTTTAAGAGCAGGCCGGACGATATGCACTTTGAGGTAGAGGTATCGGCTACTAAGGCTAAACAACTAATAGAAAAGTTAGGATTATCAGATGCCAACTAGCAGACAAGTAACAGTAACTACCTCGGCAACGATTTTAGTGCCTGAAAGTATTGGAGATCAAACGGCGTTAATCCACGCCACTAACGATGATTTATACATTGGTGGAGCAGATTTAACTATCGCTAACGGTTATCTTGTCGATCATAAAGATAAAATCACGGTACCCGTCGGAGATCATCAAGCGTTATATGGTGTCGTAGCAAGCGGTACTACAACGGTATCGGTGTATTACCAAGTCAATTAAGGGGCATTACAGGAGAGCACAATGAATAAAAAGCAATTAGAGGCAGCTGCAAAATCATATGCACGAGCAGCGCTCGCATCCGTAGCAGCTTTATATATGTCCGGTATTACTGATCCAAAAGTATTAGCTAATGCCTTTATCGCCGGCCTCGTAGGTCCGCTACTTAAAGCGGTACAACCAAGC